AGCTATTTTATGTCTACTTCACTTAGGTGGTCTTGTTGTCATGCCTTTGATTAACGTCAGGAGTCTAAAAAAATTTCTCAAAATTTTTCTTAAAAACTCTTGACTTTAATTAGCTGGTCTTTCAAATTTTACTTGTTTTGGCTGGAATAATACTGTTTTAACGCTTCATTAAGGCTTTTAGGCTTGTTGTTCTGATTGCTGTTATTCTGCGGCGGATTATATCCATTACTTTTGAGCCTTTCCTCCACAGCAGCCTGAACAGATGAGTTGAATATCTCCTCAAACCTGCTAATATTAGCAACTGTAGCTTCCTCATCCTCCGCAATGAACAAGTCAGCTATCTTATTGATTGGAAGCTTCTTTTCGGAAGCGATAGTGAGGGCTTTATTCTTTAATATCTCCCTCTGTTTTTCAAGCTCCATCCTTTCAATCTTGGCTGTCAATTCCCGAAGCTGCTTCTTTTCCTCGGATTCTTCCGGATAAAGCTCTTTTATCTTTTTATCAATTTCCTTTTGCAGGTTGTTGTCCTTCCAGGTTTTTAAACCCTTTTCAAGGTGTTTGTCCTTTTCGCTGTCGAACCATCTCCTGCCTTCCTCATTTTCAGAAAGAAACTTCTGCACCCCTTCAACACTCATCAAGCCCTGAAGGTATGCTTTCACCTCATCTGAGGTTTTGTTTTCATCCATGTACTTTTTTACTTCTTCGAATGTCATAGTATATAAATCTCCTTTCATTTTACACATCTGACCATTAAGCCCAGACACGCATAATATTAGGGCAGTTTAACGTCATGCCCAGGACAATCTATTTACCTTCTTTCATAGCGTTGGCATATTACATCCACACACCTGAAAGATTGTTTGCACTTGTGCCTGCATCTTGCACACTTTTTATGGTACTGGATTTCTCCATTAGCATTAATCCAGAAGCCCATGTCCTCCTTTACCAAATTGCTCAATCTTGCCACACAAACCGTACCTCCAATCCCCTATAAAAACGGGCAAATTAATTTCTATGTAAAAACAGCCACAAACCCGCTTATTTCAAGCAGTTCATGGCATTTTTTGAGTTAAATGAAATATTGGATTTTTTATTTCTGAAAGCATAAAAAAGACAGGTAGTATAATTACCCTACCCGATAAAAATAAAGGCTTAAATTGTTTATTTATACAATAAACTGATTTTGAACCGATGAAATGTTACCTTCAGGAATAGTACCAGAAAGTCTTTTTTCAAAATAGTATTTTTCAAGCTCAACTTTTGGATTTTCAACAAACGGCAGGAGAGTAAGAAGTGTTTCCTGCGAACAGACATCCTTTAGCTTCGTAATAACATCGGCAAGCCCTGTTAAATCGGTAGGAAGGTTCCTTGTAAATTTAACTGCAACATCCCTGTAGTCATAGGATTTACCCTCCTTCTTTTTTAGATACACAAACAGGTTCTTGAGCCTTTGCCTGATAACCTTCTCCATGATGGCTTCCCTCATGGCAACCCTGTTCTCCAGGTTCAAGAGCTTATTGCGAAGTGCCAGTGATGAGGTGTTGGCAGCCCAGTTCTCGTTGAAATTAACCTCGTCCATCAGGTCAAATATTTTTCTTTCAATATTGTCCAGTTCATTTTTAACAAAACTATCATTGATATCTTTGGTGAGCCAGTAAACCTTCGCTTGGTTAGGGACCTGGATAATTCCCATAGATTTCATTTTCAGCAAGTCCTCTTCCTCAATTTTGGCGTTTTCAATGACAAGATAAGCATTCCTGTGATCGGCAATTTCATTCACCAAATCGGAATTGATGGCATTATACGCATCAAACAAACTGACTACATCCTGGAATCCGCTTTTCCTTTCGTTATTGGCAGGGCAAACTATTACAGGCACTCTGCCGAAGATGTGCTCATGGCTGCCGATATATTTGAGCTCAGGCCTCGTTCCACTGCTTCCTAATTCATAATGCCTGATTTCGGAATCAGTATATACATCAAGGTATTTTTTTTCATCAAACTTTTTTGTAAAGGTATGCAAGGCCAGCACTACATTTCTTTCGGCAGTGCCATCTTCCAGAACATAAGCTTCTATAGGTGTCAGAATGGTTGCGCAGAATTCCCCATCTGTATTGATATAGTTGAGTTCATAAGCTTCACCATATATTTCAGATTGTTTCCGAAGGTTTATATTATGCTCTTTATCCCAATGGCTCGTATTTCTGTCGATGGCGTCAATAATCTCATCATCATCCGATTTGGAAACATAATTGACAGGTTTTCCAAGAAGATAGCCGGTTTCATTATCTACAAACTTGCGTGGAAAATTGAACACCAGCTTCATGTTGCTCCTGCTATCTTGCATTTGATAGTTCTTTAGAATTGAGTGGTTGCCTTCATAATAGTCCTTGTATTTCTGCTTATCCTTGGCATTTTTGTTGAGTTCATTAAGGCACTCTAATATTAAGTTTTCGTTTATATCCAAATACATCACTTCCTTTCAAATAGGCATAAAAATAGCCAATTCAGTGAGATGGCATATATTTTTCTAGTAATTTGTCTAAAGCTATTCCATCTATTAACTCCAATTGTTTCCCTTTAGAAAAATTAATTGCACCTGATGTAAAATAACTATTAGTTATCAATATTCCTTTATTTGCATTTTCCGACATAACTACACCATATAAATCTCTTATCACAGGCTCTCCAACTGGACCGCTCCATCGTTTACATTGAACCACTATTTTACCACCAAAAATTGGCTGTGGATTATAAGCAATTAAATCTATTCCCCCATCTCCCGAAACTTTGGTAATTGAAACATCGAAACCCATATTTTCTAATAGTTTTTTTATTAGTGTTTCAAATTCTTCACCAGATAAAGTTGCAATTTCTTTATCATGATAGCTAACATCAACATCATCTAAATGTTTAAAATAAGCTAAATTATCCTCAACAAAGTTTACATACTCTATCATGCGAAAATAATCCTGCTCTGCTATAGAGAACTTCAAAGTATAATCGTTTCCCAAACTTCCTGTTGCCAAACCAATATCAACTATGCATTTGCCATCTTTTTTAGATAAAAGAATAATTTCCGGTTTTGTATTATAAAATTTACACTCATCTTCATAATCGTCAAAGCATATACGCCAAGCTCTTCCATATATTTCGATTTGGCATTTATATTCTGCTTTCATATATTCATCTAAAGCCACTGCTTCTTTTATAGAGAAAAAATATCTTTTTCCTCTATCTTCATTAGTTATTTCATAGTAGTTATACAAATCCAACACCTTCTTTATATAAAAAATATATGTTATGCCTTATTATACCTCTACTTTATGAAATTTCTACCTAGAACAGCAAACTCCTATCATAAAACCTTATACTCTTAACCCCTTCCACCAACTGTACAGCACCATAAAGGCTATCAGGAGCATCATCATATTTTGCCGATTTATTATAATCCTTCACCTGATTATTATACCTTATATTGGCAGGATTGAACAGTATATGCCCTTTCTTAACTTCCGGCTCCAGGGAGATTATCCTCTCATGCTTTTGCCCCCTGCTTATCATTTCATCAACAGGAGTATATATTTTATTTTTCCAGAGTTCCTCTTCAAATTTCTGCTTCATATAGCTCTGTGCCTGTGTTGTCTCAAAACCAATCTTTTCAATGGGATATTGCTTAAGCTTTTCTATGGCAATCTGGAACAGGTCATCGGGAAGCATCTTGTATATGCAGCCGTCCACAACATATTTCTGTTTTGTTTTTATATGCTTCCCAAGGATAGTGATTGCAGAATAGTCATTCCTCTTTCCGGCTTTAATTGCAGGGTCAACATACATCACCAATTCCATTTCTTCAAAGTCAGGAAGCCTGTCCCAGTATTGGATATCCTGAAATATATAATCATCCGTAGAACGTGGGTCATTCTGCATTTCTTTATAAAAGGATTTGTCTCCCATAGCCTGTTTCTTGCACATAAGGTAATAATAGTCCAGATATTCCGGCCACAGAATCTCCGTACCCTGTAGCATTTCCTCCTGATGGTCATAAAAAAAGGACTTGGCAGTTTCAATCCTGTCTAAGTCCTGAAGGTTATTATATATTGATTCCCATTCGCTCCAAAGGTCATCTCGTTCTGCAAAACTTATAACTGCCGATTTCTTAATACTTCGGACTCCTGGGATTTTCCCTTTCAGAAGTTCAGCCATCAGATCTTCCTCATGGAGAATGGTACCGACCACAAGTATATTTGTATCCTTTGTTCCAATAGGAATGACAACATCGGTAAATGTACTTTTAACCTGTTCACGCTTAGCTTCCGATTTTGCGGTATCATCTTTGAGCAGGTCATCCAGAAGTACAAGTTGGGGGCGATGCTGCTTAAAGTGGATTCCTCTCAATGAGCCATCAATCCCTCGAATCATGATACAGGCGTCCACTCCACCTCTGCCCCTTATCCATATCTCGTTATTATTCCAGCGGTTGCCCTTATAGATTCCGAAATCCTCAATCAATAGCTGATTATTCTCAAGCTCATCCTTAATCATATCAAGGAACGGAAGAGCAACCTGCTCTGTTGCCGATATAATCAATGTAAACTGTGATTTATTATATAAAGTTGAATACAGCGGGAATAAAAAAGAGTTGATTGTACTTTTCCCATGCTCCCTTGGCAATCCAAAAGCTTCTATCAACCCTTTATTGTCCAGCATATATTTTAATTCATCAAATAACTCCTTGTGAAACTGCCCAAACTTTCTGTCAAAGTATTTCGGAAAGTAACACAAAGCAAAAAATTCTATATCCATCTCGCCAAGCAGCTTGCGAAGCTCTGAAAATGAAAACTCCCCGACAAGTTCTTCTATCTTGTCCGGGGAGAAATATTTGTTCAGATATTCTTTTAGCAGGAGGTTTTGGCGGTGATGGTCTTGTTGTATTGGCATCGAATCACCTCTATTTTTATAAATTAAAAGAGCACCTCGTTTAATGAGATGCTCCACTTTGCCCTTACGGCTCAATCATTATTAGCTTAAGACGCCTTACGCTCAATATTATTATACATAATATCTCCAAATTTATTCTAACAGTTTAAATTGATTTTGTCAATTAACTCGAATTAATTTTTTTCTTTGGATTGTAGTTCTAAAATCTGTTTCTTTAAAGATTCAATTTCATCTTTAAGTCCTTCATTTTCCTTTGTTAATTTCTCATTTTCAGCATTTAACTTATCCATTGATATCTTCTGTTTCGGGAAGTATCCTAATAACATTGTATTCTTAATTTCTTCAAATAGTTCCTTACCCTTATCAGAATTAAATATATTTCCCTTTTTCTCTAACAATCTTCCCCCGCTTATAGTCCTAGCATTACTTAACAGCAATGTGCAGTCACTCTTAAAACCTTCTCTGTCAGTAACCTTTCTCAAATTTGTATTTCCATCCTTATTATCTATAGGATGGTATGCCTCTTTTATTTTATCTGGAGAAGATGATACAGGAACAACGAATATCATATTCCCTATTATCTCCATTACCAATACTGGATGACCATATGAACATTCTGGTTTATAATTTTTTCCTAAATCGGCATAGAAAATATCTCCAATATCAACTGGTGCCTTTGAAGCAAAAAAATCTCTTCTGATCAGCCAGTTCTGTTCACTTATTACTAACATAGCCAATTCTTCTTCATTTAATTCTTTACACTTCAACAGATAATTTGTTATGTAATTCATATATTCATCAAGACACACGCTTGTACTATTTGCAATCTTATTTTTGGAATCATCATCAGCTATTATTTTTTGTAGCCTTGTAAAATCCACCTTCATCTTTACACCCCCGTTCAATGACGCACAATTTTAGTTTAGCATTTCATAGTATAAGTGTATATATTTTTCAGCAAATTTCACCAAAAAAATTTTCACGTCATTTGCTGTCAGGGCAATTTTTGCAAATAGAAGCACCCCTCCCTTTGGAAAGGCGCATGAATAGAAGGGCTTGCTTACCATTCCAATGCTTCCAAGGCATCTGCTTTGTCCTGCTCGGTAGTAACAGTATAAAGGTTAGTAGTCGTTATATTCTCGTGACCAAGTATCTGCTGAATCGTCGTAATAGCTGTACCTTCTTTGACCAGCTTATATCCAAGCGTGTGTCTCAACTGATGCGGAGTAACTTCAACATCCACTCTCTTGCCATATTTCTCAAGAATAAGGTTGATTGCGTTCCGTTTCAAAGCCCCTCGCTGGCCTATTAAAAGGAAGTCACTGTCATCTTTAGGCCTTACTGCAAGGTAATCCTGAATTGCTTTCCTGACATCCTTGTTCAATGGTATTGTCCTGTTTACGTTTCCTTTGCCGATAACCCTCAAAGAGCCTTTACGTTCGGATATTTCTATATCTCGAAGCCTTATGTTGCAGAGTTCACTCACCCGAAGCCCTGTTCCAAGCAGGATTTCTATGATGCATATATGCATTTTGTTCCTGTTTCTGTGTATCTCGGCTCGGAGCTTCCTCAACTCCCTTTCCTCCAAGCCTTTATACTGGCGGGCATCCCGATTCTTTACTGGTTTTATTTTTATTTCATCAGGAGTTGTTCCGCTTTCATAAAGCCACTTGAAAAATGCATTAATGCTGGCAATCTTCCTGTTGGCTGTAACCACCGATTCACTTGTATTGAGCAAATGCTTCTTATATTCAATGGCATCAAGTTCAATCAGCTTATCAAAACCGCAATCTGTCCTGCTGCTGTACCAATCAATAAAAGCCTTGCTGTCCCTGATATAGCAGCTAATAGTATTCCGGCTGCGTTCTTTACTTCTCAAATATGCTTCAAAACCGCTTAAATCAAGCATATAGGCACACCCTCCCTTTATTTGGTGTGTCCATATTACCTCTGTAATGCCTTGAAGTCAACTCAAGACATAATCCTAATTATGCATTGAAATCAGGCTTGTTTCAGGCATTTTTATATATAAAACCGGCATTTATCCCGGCGAAAACTAACGACATAAGATTATTGAATATACTCATCATCGGTTCTCGGCTGCTCATCTTCGCTGTCAATAATATCATCTTCTGTTTCAAGCTCACCGTTTATCATTTGCAGGAACAATTTCTTCCTTGCTTCCTCATTCTGGCTTGTATCCAATATGAGTTCCTTCTTATCGCTCCATTCCTCTGGCATACGGTTACGAAGGAAAAACGCTATTGCCTGAGCCGAAGGCGGCTGATGTCGCTTTATCTTTTCAATCTTGGTGCGCTTCTTGCCATTTTTATCTTCTTCCACAATGGTCTTGAGTTCCTCATAGTCGTAGCCGGTGCAGAGCTTCAATAATGATTTTTCCACTTGATTACATAACACGCTCCTGCCCATGTTTACAAGTTCCATGAGGATTTCATGCTCTCTGCAATAACGATACCAAGTATCAGGAGAAATCGCAAGTTTACTGCAAACCTCTCTAACTGTCGCCCCATTAACCAGCCAATCCTTTATGTCAGACAATTTCGGCAGAATTACCGTATTCCACTTATCATCCTTTTTTAATATTTTTGCTAATTGTGGATGCTTTTTTGTATAATCATCCAAAGCCCACAGGCTAATATCAAGCAGCCTTGCAATTTCAGCTTTGGTGCATCCTTCATCAACCCACTTTTCTATCTCATCAAGTCTCGGTTCAACGTGCGTGTAATATTTTGTAAGCACACTATTCGCCATATTTACTTCACCTCCTCAAAAAAACAAAGCTTTGTTATTGATTCAATTACTGAATCTTATATTTTATCAATTAACTTTGCCACTTTGATGCCATCAATAAATCCTGCTTTATAAAGCTCCTCTTTGATGATTCCAGCCTGGGCATTTACAATATCCTCATATTCAAAAAACACTGAAATCTGTTCATCTCCGAGTGCATCAATAATTTTCTTTTGAAGGTCAGATGATTTAATGCACAGCTCCTTATATTCCTTATTGTTTTTGCCAAGAGCGACACACATCTCTTCTGACCTTCCTTCTATAAATTCTCTGAAATATTTAATGATTCCACTCATATAAAAAACCTCTTTCCTTAATTTGGTTATCACTATGAGTATCCATGTTAACTCTCCGTCAATGCAATTGCAACTGGTGTTTATTCAATAAGAAAAGAAGCCTCAACCGAAGCCCCTTATCCCGGCAAACGTTATTTCAATAACCCGATCTGCTCATCAAACTCCTCAATCAAATGCTCATCCAAAGCCCAGAACTGAACCAGTTCAACGTACATATCCCTTATCTGCCTTAAATCCTCCTGGGCATCCACTAAGCCAAGCACACATATTTTCTCATTTGCAGTTGCCAGCAAGCCCTTCAAGGTTTCCCTTATTAAGTTTTCAGTTCTCATCTCTCAAAATCCCCTTTCCTTATTTGGTTAGGTAGTACATTACCTCAAAACCAGCCTGAAAGTAAAGTTGAAATATATATCCATTTCACCCATTTATACCTTCGCCTATAAACCGGCTATTAACTGCAAACCCAGCAATTATACCACCAATATGAAAATATCGCCTCACAAGCCCACGTGAAGCGATATTATATCGATAGTCCGTCATTTTGTTGTAATATCTACTTTTTTATCAGGCTTTTTGCCGCTTCTGAAAGCAGAGTTCCCTTCCAAGTTTTCAAGCAATATTTTCCTTGTATCCTTGTACTCATCCCCAACCATACCAAGTCTAATAAGGAAAACCCTGAATGTAAACTTGTCGTTATCGGTATCCTTGGCTTTAGCGGAAACATGCTTTAAAGTTTTGGCATTTTGGTTCAATAATGCTACAAGCTGGGTATAGGCTTTTACCTTTTCAGGACTTGCTTCCCCTTCTAAAAACTTGAAGGTAATGGTGTTGTTATTAAAATCAAAGGCAATCCCTGGGCAGCGTTTTTCTCCAATACCCTCTATGGCTGTTTTTATATCCTCTAATGTTTCTGTTTTGGCTTCATTGATACCTATACAAAAATCATCCTCAATAATATTTGCTGTAAGCCCTAATGATTTCTTGATAAGACCCTGTTTGCTGTAAATCATATTGACCAGATTTCTTAAAGTGATACCAGTATTGCCTTCCATCGGAACTGCAATTTCAAAGGTTGCTGTCTCTGCTGTAGGCTTGCTTGTTTCCTTTTCATTCTTTCCATTTAATATACTATCAAGCTCTACTTCTTTTCCTTTCGAAGTTGTAATCTTCCCTGCTCGGTCAATTGTGTAAGTTTCTTCCGCTGTTTTAATCTGATAAGCGAAACTCGGCGCTCCCATGTACTTTGGCTCAACTCCAAAATGTTCTCCCAATGCCTTAACGATTTCTTTTCTTTCCATAATATGAAACCCTCCATTTCATGATTTTGTGTACTACATTAATCACTCAGAAATCACATTAAATCAAGTAAAATGAAGGGTTTCAGGCTTTTTTTATCTTTTCTAAAACTGTCAATTATCCTAAAAAATATTCGGACAGATAGAATGAAAGACGATATTTGCTGACAATATTAGACTGCAACCTGCTCACGCTTTATGTCCACATACCTAATCTTTTCTCCATCCCTCAAAACAAAAACATCAGCATCGCTGCCGACTTTATCAATGTATCGCTTTACAATTACATCTGCATATTTTTCATCCAATTCCATCATTCTGCACCTTCTATCCGTTTCTTCACAAGCTATTAGTGTAGTGCCCGAACCACCGAATAAATCAAGCACTATATCTTTCATGTTGCTGCTATTCTTGATTGCTCTAACAACAAGCTCCACAGGTTTTGTTGTCGGATGCAGTTCAGATACAGATGGTCTGGGAATATCCCAAACATCACATTGCTGTCTGTCAGTCAATGGATGAAGCCTTGCAGAGCCATCACTCCAGCCATACCATATTGGCTCATACTTGGTATGATAATCCTTTCTTGAAAGTACCAGCCTATCCTTATTCCAGATTATTGTTGATGACCAGTGGTATCCATTCTCTTTCAAAGAAAGCATCAAGTTTCCCCACTCCTGAGCAGACATAACAACATAGGTCATGCATCCAGGCTTAGAAAACTTATTCATTACCTTAAAGGCAGAATCCAAAAACTTTTTAAATTCTTCAGTAGTCATTGAATCATTGAGAATCGTCCTTTGTTTCCAGCTTGGATGCTCTGTTGCGCCGTAATTAACATTCCAGGGCGGATCAGTGAATACCATATCTGCGAAATCTTCCCGCATTAAAGCCGCAACATCGCTTTCACTGCAAGCGTCGCCACACATTAGCCTATGTTTACCCAAAAGCCAAATATCTCCCCTTTTTGTTACCGGCTCTTCCGGCAGTTCAATATCAAAATCATCATCTTTATAATAATCCCTTTTATTCTCACTTATATATTCGTCCCAGAGCTTCTCTGCTTCAGAAAAATCAAAACCCGTGAGCTCAATATTGTAATCTTCTTCCTTCAATTCATCCAGCAGCTTTGCCAGTGACTCAAAATCCCATTCGCCGGTAACCTTGTTAAGAGCTATATTCAATGCTTTCTCTTTGGTCTTGTCAATATTGATTACAACGCAGTCTATTTCAGTATAACCAAGTTCTTTAAGTACCTTGGCTCGCTGATGGCCCCCGATAATGGTCATATCGGAATTTACAATGATCGGTTCACAGTAGCCGAATTCAGTGATGCTGTTTTTTATTTTCTCAAATTCTGCATCCCCAGGCTTCAAATCTTTACGGGGATTATATTCTGCGTGTTTTAATCTGTCTATATTTATCTTTCTGAATTCCAATCCAATTCACCAGCCTTTCAATCCCAAATGATATTACATAATAAACCGAAAACAAAACACAAAGTCCATATAGCCCAACACAGAAACGCATTGTTTCTTCTGCAATTGTTTTTATCAAATCCATAGTCAGCATCCTCCTTAATAAAAAGTAGAAGGAGCACCGACAGCGATGCTCCAGCTTAATAAATATTAAATTGCTTTTAATAAATCTTGAAATTTTTCTCTGTAATTATTTAATTTGTTAATTTCTCCTTTTGTGCTTTTATAAATATCTAAATTCCGCTTGTTCTAACGGATAATTTGAAAATAAAAAAACAGAGCAGTTATTTCTCAATAATCTTGCTCTGCCTACCGCCTGTTCCAATTCGCTCTCTATTAACCACATCTGTAAATTCCGCAAATCTTCATTTTTATATGTCATAAACCAGAATTTATAGCCGTTTCGTTCAATCTCCTGGTATTTCATCTCCGTATCCGACATATCAATGTCAAGAGCCACTGCATACATTTTGTAAACAATCTCATGCAAATGCGGAGTGCCCACAACAGCTATATCCTGTCCCTCAAAACAATTATGTCCTTCTGTGCTTCCGAAGTTTAAATCTTCTTCATTTTCCTTCTTTGCTTTAAAAGTAATTATCGGTATATCTCCAACAATGCTTTTTGCAATATCCATTAATTCGCTATCATTTTCAATACACTGCCTGCTGTAGCTTCTTGCAGGATATTGAATAAATTTCCCTTTATATTTCGCTTTCTTGCAATAATGAAATTCCACTCTCTCCCCAAACATCCGCTTATATATTTGTTCATCTGCCGTAGCGCTCATAATAATAATTTTCTGCTTTGGGAGTTCGCGTTTTACAAGATATTGAATCATATCACCATCGCTGTAATAACCTTTTACAGCCATTTTTTTCTTGTCAGTATTGTACCTGTAGGCAACACAGCAATTAAGAAACCCTATTACATTGCTGTTGATTTCACTTTCATAATCTGCAATTTGCTTTTCAAAGTTTAACATATTATTAACAGAAATAGGATTCGTTTTTATAAATGTTTGATAATCGTTATCTTGAAATATGTATTTGAACTTCTGGTCTATCCCAAGCCTGTCCATATTTGATATGTATTTAACCTGTTGTATTTTGAGCAGATCTTTTATGCTGACCTTATTAACCTGAAGCAATGTTTTTATGATATCTTCATCAATTAAAATATTATGGGTTTGAAATTGTTTGGATTTAAAATATAGAAGCCTTGAATGGGTGGTAATGATATGCCCTTGAAATGACTTTACTGTTTCCATCTGTTCAATATATTCAAGCAGCTGCGGCAGGCCCTTTTCTTTGGCAGCCTTCCTGATATATTTCCCCGCTGTATAAGTAGCGCCAATGCTATATAAACGCTCAATTTCATTTTTTATATATTCTGGAATATCTGAAGGCAAGGTTGGTGTCATAACTACATGGTAGCCGGCATCTGTGCATTTCTTATATATTTCCTCTTTCAGTTTATTTGTTGGGACTGCAATTATGTAAGGCCTGTCCGCTTTATCCAAACAGCCGATATATGTACGGGATTTTCCAATTCCTGTTTGAGCCTTTATTACATGGATTTTATCATCCTTTACAGCTTGCAGCTTAACAAATGTATCATGTAAATTCTTTTCAGCCTCGCTCAAAGTCGCATACTCATAATTATTGGATAATTTGACAATTGTATTTCGTCTGGTCTTGGCTGTCATAATCATATTTTTTGCATGATTGCACTCTTCTGCATAAGGGCAGAAATTAACACATCGCTGGGGCAAATAGTCTTGCTTCTGGATATAGTTTATATAGTATCCCCAATCTTTCTCCATATAGCTTTCATACTGTTTATTAACCTTGTCGGTAAGTATCTGTATGAATTTGTCGCCGCCGCCTTTTATCTGGCACAGGTTTGTTGCCATTCCCCATAGCTCAGGATGGTAGCACCACCTTTTTCCTTCGGCAAATTCACTAAATAGCCTGCATGCCTCCTTTAACCGATCGAAGTTGAAATTTCTTATTAAATCCCTTTTGCCTGTCTTTGTATTTACTGTTTCATATATGACAACTTCTTCCTGGCCTTCCCCTGTCTTGACAACCTTGGTTTTTTTTATCTTATTAGTAAGGTAAATAGCATAATAAGTTTTTGACGTTTCGGGAGCATTTCCTTTATTATTATATATAATAGGACTTGCCCCCAGGACGTCAGTTTTTATTTCTGAAATATCTTCCTCCTCTAAAATCTCAACTCTTGGAAGACTATTTTTTAATTCAATACCCACATTTTCTGCATATTTCTTAATTTTTCTTGATACATTGTTGTTCCCATTATCAATATCCCTGTAATACTCCACAAGAGCAAGCATCAGGTCACTGATATTAAACAAAGCTGTGTTGATATTTTCATTAACATATATAAGCCCCTTACCACCAAGGAATAATCTGCTGCAGTCTTTACAGTTTGGGTCACACTCAGGAAATATCTCCATCAAAGCTATCTGTATTACTCTTGCTGCTCTGTCACTGGTTATTTCAACATCACAGCATAAAGCTACCCTGAACTTGCTTTTATTCATACTGGACAAGGTTTCATATGCGAATGAAATGGGAAGCCTGTATTTTGACGCTCGCTCCTGCACTTCTTCCCATGTAATTCCTTTATCAAAATCAAGCGCAAATAATTGCTGGTTTTTGAAATTAGAAATTTTCCTTTTGCCATCCGTAAAAGTTGCCGGACACCAGCTGAATCCTCTTTCCCCTATGATTTCTGGAAGCCTTTCCAATTCAGCATATCTCGGATAAGATGCTATTCTATTGCTTATTTTGATCATTGTTGGCTTGTCTGGTTTTTTAGTGAATCTTTTTTCATCTACACTTACATTGATTTTTAAAGTATCATCAAAATCTTCATACGCTATTGCATTTGCAACGGTCAAATAACCCCTCACCCCCTTCTTCTGTGTTTTTGACTTGTTAATTACTTGTTAATTTATGATATCTGTGTTGCCTCTCTGATAGCTTCCTTTAAGCCGTCACAATCTTTAAATACAAAAACAGTCCTGTGAGGATTATATTTATTAGGTTTGATATCAATAATCCGGTAACCGAGCCTAAGCAAGCATCTGGCCAGCTTGGCCGTAAAAACCAGTTTTACATTGTTTTGCATAAATTCATTTCCCCTTGATTTGTGTACATTTAAAAAAACAAGATATCAATTTTATTTAAGCTATCCTGCCTGTAAAAAATTTTTTAAATATTTATTGAAATTTTTGTAATAGTATGTTATGATATAATTGGGTTTTTGTTTGTATTTTTATAAAAATATATATTTAATTTAGCCCATTTTTAATCAAAGATTGAATTGTTCTTAGTTTTTCTTCCGGCAATTCTCTCTGCCCCTGCAAAAACAAACATATGGTTGTATCGCTCAATCCCGCATGTTTGGCTATGTGTTTATGCTTTACCCCATATTGCCTTAAATATTCCGATAATTGCTCTCGGATAAGTTGGTTTGATAACACTTTGTTCTTACCACCCTTCTCGTTTAACCCAAAGGGTCTTTGGCACAGCAGAAATATTCCGGCCAAAAACCCTCTGGCTTTTTGATGTATTGTTGAAATAAAATTTTCAAAATTATTACTTTATTTCCCTATATTAAAATTTACACAATTATGTCCTTTGCCAATATTTTCAAGGCTTTTAGGGATATTTCGCCATATAAAAATTTGAAAGCTTGAAGGGCATAGTTACTACAAACCATGTGCTTATGATGGCAAATACCCTTATGAAATTTTCTTGAAATATTTTCTGCAGTCATTGATATCATGAATCTCTATTACCACCACATCATTATCATTTTTAAAAAGCACATCACATTCCAGTGTTACACCGTTATTTGATTTTTTGAGCTCAATAACGCCATTTTGGTTTAGTAGCGACATCAGTTTTTTATATTTAAGGTCGCTGATCCCGGCAAGTTTGCATACATGAGTTTTCGTAATCTTCGTTTTATCTCCCTGGCGGATCTCAAATACTTTGCAGTTGATAGACCTGCATGCCTTCTCCAAAACAAGCAGTATTAAGGACAGCTTTCTGGCTTCGGGGTCTTTTAATTTTTCCTTTATATACTTTATTTCAGCTTTGGTAACCTTTGCAGCAATCCTTTTGTCTTTGAACAAGCCGATGATTACTTTCTTATCGCCTGCCTTTATTTTTTTCCTCTTTGCATTCATTTTCTGTGCCTTCTTAATTAACTTATCAACATCAATCTGTTTTTTATTGCTTTGTCCATCCAGCCTCTTATTGATTTCCTCACCGAAACAGTTCCACAATATGGCCTTGTCAGAATTATGGATGCCAAAATCCGCATCAGCATAGAATGCATAAACAACATAATCGATCAGCTTATCTAGATCAGGGCAAATTTTCAGCAAAGCTGCTTTAGCATAGCCGTAAAAAATATCATAGCGGTATCCGTTCTCCTGCCTCTCATCCATGTTATATTCTTCAAATATGTGGCGCTGGGCTATCTGGTCATGTTCCTTTTTCAATGCCTTTAACAGCTTTAATACCTTCGGATAAGTATGGTTATATATATATGGTTCGGCGGCAGCCAGCATGCTTGCCCAGTCAAACTGCCCCTTGCATTTTTCAAGGTTTATTTTACCCACCTGCTGCTCCATGTGCCTGCAAATCCTGTTCATGGTGCAATCCCTGTTGTCAAAAAGGCGCTCTTCTTCTTCTCCGAGGATTTCGTTATTGTTGTTTATTCTCTTTTCTTTCGTCACGTATGAATGATATGTTTTAATATATCTCATAAAATAGGGTTTTTTTACTTTTTCCAGGAATTCTTCTATTTCATTGGGAATCTCGGCTTTGATTCCAGTCTTTACAAAGTCTATGGTAAGCGAACCAACAACACTCATTATTTTAATGTAGTCTTTCACCTTTTCCGTCTGAGGCAAACTCCACAGTTTTGTAATCTTATTGACTACTTCACCGATGCTGTTGGACATTCCATCGACATCTGTTTTTATGAGCCTTTCCATATTATTGATTTTGTACATTTCTACTTCTTTACCATCGCCGTCTTTTTCCATAGGAATATATAAAATTGTATTGCTCATGTTTTTCCTGGCGGCAGCTATCAAAATTTTATTTGAAGTTGTCAAAACCTTGTCATTGTCAAAATCGGCTCCATTGAGTTTCAAAGCCGTGCTGTCGTACAGGTTTGTGACAATCCCTTCTGTGATATATTTATAATATTGCATTTTTGCAGGGCTTACTACCTCGGATATTTTGTGCTCCATCGCAATATGCGGGTATCTAATAATGTCAATCACTTTGACTCCTTTATTGAGCCAGTAGTTTGAATACACCTGATCCTTACCCAGCAACCCTTTAACCGGCAATCCAAACGCATATTCGGCAAGCCCGTATATGTCGGGTATAAATGTCTGGTAGTTTCCCTCCACCAGAATGCCGCCCCTATAGGTTCTTTCCTTGTAATTTTTAATATCCGCCTGTACCTTTTTCTGTATCCAGTCATCGTAAAATAAATCTTTATTTTTCTTTAACGCTTTATAGTACTCAGGTACATCAATTGAATTGTTTTCATCATCATCTTCTTCCCCAGCCACCAGCCCCCTGTACTCCAGGAAACTATCAACATCAGTGCTAATCCGTTTTAACGCTTCTACTGTATCAGCACATAATGTCTTAATCTGCTCCTCGTCTAATTCCAAGCTCTGCAGCGGTTGGTAGCTCAATGGTTTCCTTCGTGGCAGTTCAGACACTTTTTCAGCTACTTTGCTTATGTTAAATTTCCTTCTATACCCATAAGTATCTTCGTTGAATGAGTCCAGCCAATCTTTAAAACTATTAAATTTTTTATAGAACTTGAACTGGCTTTTTGTTAATATGCAATTGATTCCGTCGTTCTCTATATCCCACTCTTTTCCCCACATATCAACAATTTTAGTCCTTCCGTGTTCCTTTGCAAACGCCTTGATATCAAATGTATATAAATTCCCTTTGAGTCCAGGAATGGCCCTGAACTGAAACGCGCTTGGAATATAATCCAACCCTAATTTTTTAGCCCATATTTCAGCTAATGAAGCATCAACCAACCCAGCACCGTCAAAGGGTTTTATTTTAGTAGTGTATTTAACGTTATTTTCAACAACATATTTATCTTTTCCTATTTCTTTTACAAGATCAAATTTTTCAGTAATGCTATGGACATAATCATCAACAACTATCATATTTGGCATTGGAACCGGAGTACTGTCCGTATTCACCAGTGCGTAGTATGCTGAAAATTTAGCAAAAATATCGAACTCCATATCTTCAGGCATGCCGCAAAGCAGAATTTTATTTACTTTTTCATATAAATCTTCGTTTATGAAAAAGACCTTCTTATTTCTCACGTTGCCGGAACTGCTCAGCAAGCGTTTATAGTTTGTTCCATTAAAATTGATAATTCCAGTTGTCATATCCCTGTATACGCTGACTTTAATGTCGACCGAAATGATATCCTTTAAAAAAGGAAAGCCGCTTTCACTCATTTGGCAGTTTTCGGGATTAAGGTGCTTGATAATCCTTATCAGTTCAGATTCTTTTACCAATGTTCTGTTTTTGATTCTATGCTTTTTAAGTTTATCGTCATCCATAACCAACGTATTGTTTTTATCAAAATCTTTTAATTTAAGCTTCAGTATTTCATACAATTGTGCATTATTGTTTTTTTCAGTCATATATTTAAACTGCTCCTTTTCATAAAATGTTTTCTGAAAAAATAAAAAACCTCTTAAGCTCAAATTTTAGAAACACAAATAAAGCCTCCAATAAATGCTACGCAGGCTTCTAAAATTTCAACCTAAGAGGAATCATAATACTTGATCATCCCCGACAGACCTCCAATCATCTAATCAATTTGTTTGTGTATCTGCTGAACATCAAAAACAAAATGACTGTCAGTCTGTCTTGTCCACTATTCAATTTTCATAAAATATATCAATATTTTTATAATGTAACCTTATTACATCATTACATCAAAATTACCTAAACAAAAATGCCTATGTGGAGTCGTCAATTATATTATTAAAGCGACTACCAACAGCCATTTCGTTTTTCATGTTCCGCATTGTCGTTCACCTCCTTCACTTTCAATTTAGATTAATTAAGAATACATTTGATTTTGCCTATCTTTGACTATCTCTATTTTTATTTTACCAAATTATTTCCACGTGTCAATACACCAACAAATTTTTACCCCATAAATCTCCAATACAGTCACATCCGTAAACACAATATCAAATCCATAATCTGAATCTACTTTTTTATATTTACATTGTTCTTGCGTTGAACAGCTTCTTAACACATATTTATCCCTTCGAAGCTTAATCAGTTTTACGGCATATTCATCTCAATTCCATTAACCGACATGTCTATTGAGCTAACAGTAGTTTCTATGCTGCTCATAGTAGAAGCTATAGAATCCAACTTGTCACAGACATCGGAAATTGAATATGCTCCCCCGTTTGTAAGAGATTCCACATTTGCATTTAATTCTTCAATGTTTGAATTGATAGTAAGCAGTATATCTTTGATATTCTGCAACAACGTTATTATCAACTCCTCCATCCTGAGCACCCCTTCCTTTAATAGCCAGATTAAAAACTATCTTATATTATTTTCAATCCACGATTGCAAAAAACCATCATCAACAACAATGTATTTCCCTTTTTTGGTACCGTTATAATTATCTATAAAGTGGATATCTTTAAGATATTTTATAATATTTATAACCACATGATATGCAGTGGTATATTTTGTAGTATCAAGAATAATTTTTTCATATTTTTCTTCTATTTTTCTTGGTTCAATATATTCTGTTCCATACTCCTCTTTCCGTTTGATAATACTACTTACAATAGTTTTAAAAAGCTGCTTGTCTAATGAAATGCTGGCGTATTTTTTGGGAAGTTTTATTAAGTTGCTTGAATTATCCGTTTCTAGTTTTTCAACTATACCTGTTTTGGCCTTTTCATCTTCTTTAATTCTTATTTTCAGTTCATCATGTGAATACCCGCTGATTCTTAAAATCT